CTCCATCAGACGAACCTATCTTTTTAGCCACAAAATTGTTAGAGCTAGGATCCATAGTACAATTTGTAAATTTCTCAATTACAATAGGATTTGCGTCAGTATCAAAAAAGTTTCGAACTAAAACATCAAATGTCATGTTATTGAATGAGATGTTCGAAATAGAAATCTTTACCTCGGTATTTGCCGCATCCCCATCTGAAATTGAGATGAATCTAAATAAGTTATAAACTTTATTACCTCTCAATTCTGAAACCAAAAATGGTGACATAGGAGATTGATATTGTTCTACATTGTATGCTATTGAAGATGGATTTTGAGTTCTAGCATCAGGTAATCCAATTAACTCTGAATCTATACCTCTAATATAACCTTGATTATATGCGTAACTCAAAATACCTGAATATAATTCTTCAACAAATAATGGAACTTCAGTTCTGTTTTTACCAAAATTGTCTGTACCCAAAACTTTTGTTATGTATTTTGAAGATGAAGGTGCTAATGAAATTTCAAAAGAAAAATTATCTCCACCATCTGTTACGCCTGATAATAAGAATGTTTCATATGGTGAACTTGTCGCTGCTGAATATTGTGCGGTTAAATCTAAACCTACACCATTTAAATAATCACTAATTTCGTAAACAGGTCCATGAGTTGTTGAGTTATATAAAGATATACCTCTAGACCTCAAAGTACCAACAACCATATTGTTATAATCAGAATAAGCGTCACCTGAAAATGTGAAAACATTACCCGAAATAGAACCCGAATAACTTTGTGACGCACCTGTTACAAATTCATTTATATTGTAAACAAAAGAATAACCTGAATAAGAATTGAATTGATAATTTACAAAAGTTGCATAATACCAAGAATCGTTTTGTCCATTAGTTAAATCATTATTTTCTAAAATAACTGAATTAGTTAAAAACTGATTTATGATGTTATTATACGATGCTCCTGTCAATACATCATATTCTGACTGTGGGATTGAACCGTAAACAATTGCTGTAGATGCTGATAAAGCATTATTACCATAAACATTTTCAAAAAATGTTTGCATATCGGCATAGAATGTTGAAGTACTACCATCGTAGTTTCTATATTGAACTAATGCGTCATTTGCAATTTCTGTTGGTAAATTGTATAAAAACATTTCACCAGCTACTTGTCCTGAAAATGTTGATGTAAATGGTGCTGCTACTCCATCCAAACCGATAGTTGTTGGGTCAACATTTGCAACTACTTTCAATGACCAAGAAGGACCTGCATCATATCCCGACAAACCTAAAACTCTAGTTACAAAAAGTTGATTTGATTGTTGTAAATATGATTTTGCTATATACGCCGCTTCATATTTAGGTATTTGAGTATTTACAAATTTTGTCGGTTCAGTTCCACCGAAATATGCTTGAAATTCGTCATAATTAGTTATAAAAATCGGTTCGAAAGCGGGACCTCTCAAAGTCTCACCAACTAAACCCAAAGTTGTCACACCCACACTTTGGGCGACAAATGATAAATCGGTCTCGGATGTATAAACACCTGGAGAAACATATACTTTTTGATTAACTTGTGCTGTTGCCATTCTTTAATTTTCTATACAAATTTATTTTAATGATAAATATTCATTAATACTAGAAAAAACTTGACTTTTTAATATCTATTTATAAAGAGGGAGAATTAATTCTGCCTTTTTTATCCTTATATTATGAGTTCAGAAATAAAGAATTTGAAAATAAATAAACAGGTTCACGACACTTTGAAAAAGTATTGTGACAAACATGGTTTGAAAATGTATAAATTTGTTGAGCAACTTATAATCGATAAGTGTACTGAAAAGAAGGATATATATGGTGAAAATTAAACTAACAAATTATTAAAAGTAATTGAAGATTCCTTTGAGTTATCGTCTTTGATAATATCTAATCTCAAAATTTCATTTGTGTTTACTTGTATCTCATTAACATCTGTCCCAAAAAAATCATCATTGATATAAACATCGTATGATGAAACATTATCTGAATTTAGAAAAAACATATTCACTCTATAATCTACAATATCATTTAACGAGGTGTTACCCACAACAAAAGTGAAAGTAGTTTGGAATTCATTTTGATTTTCAGGAAATTTGTTTCTTTTTTTGTTTGGTGTTCTAGTATCCAATTCAACCATTTGAAGAACTCTTGCAACCGCAGGTTTTACTTGAAATTCTTCTTCATCAATTAAGTAACCAACCATTGTAAAATCATAACTTTGAACATAATACTTTCTAGAATCTAAAGTCATTTGAGATTCTTCTGTGACATTATCCAATATAATTGGGACATATTGACCTTTAATAAATTGGTATGCTTGTCTTGATGTGAAAGTTTGCATTACAACTTTATTAAGTTGGTTAAGTTCTCTCATTCTGTTACAAATTAACTTAACGCTATATTTGATATCAACAGGGACTGGTTGAGGAATTGTATATATATCCATACCTTGAACATTTCCATTCCAAGTTGGAACAGATGCATAATAAAATTGCTTCCTGTTTGGGATTGTATAAATTAAAGATGGATGAGACCCATATTTGACTTCATTTCTAACTAAAGTTACAAATGGAGGTGAAGGATTGTAATCCAAATCAACAAACATTGCGGTCTCGGCATATTGAGACCAGTTTTGAGTTGTAATAATTCTATCTACCGTTGGAACAATTTTACCATCAATTTTAATGGCAAGAGTTTCTTTCACAAAATCCAACATACCTCTATCCAAATCCGCATGTAAAACTGACTTTGGCAAATATGTACCATCCTTGTTTATATATTCCAACAATTGCTCCCTTCGAGCCGATAAAGTCTTTGGTGGAACTAAAGGTAATGTTGGTTTAACTTGCTTCGGTAATGGCATATCATTTTTTTATTAAATACCTTTGAATTCATTTTCACTGACAAATGTGGCTGTAATTGTTCGGTAAAATGGTTTGTAACCACCATAAGTATGTTTATTATCTGACTTGACATATCCGTCATCAATCACAGTATAGTATCGAACTCTTGATTCAGTTTCATAATATCCAAGGTAATCGCCCATAAATATTTCTACTTGTAAATCGTCTAATGTCTTTTGATAAATTGAAAATTTCATATTACCGGGTTCTTTTTGGGCAACCCTTGAGTTCCCTAAAAATTTATCAGTTGGTGCCATAACTTGTACCAATCCTTTCAATTCAACGGGTGCCAAATATTGGATTCCATTTTCCAAAACTTCACCGTAAACATCATCAGTTTCCGTTTTATATCTATCAACACGATAAAGAATAACAGTAAAATTCATATCACCCAATAACCATTCTTCTCCCATCCCGATATCCAGTTGGTAGTCCTCACCACCAAAAAATTTACCTAACCTTGAAATTGGAACTAAATTTTGCATTTTAAATAAATTATTCTTCTTTGTTTATCCAAATTTTCCATTTCAATAAATAAATCCCTCATAATTTTTAATATGGTTTTAGTTCAGAATTAACACTTTTAATCCGTGAATTACGTAAAAATACTTTAATATTTAAAAAATCTTCGATAGATCTTCGTATTTCTTTATTCCATTCATTCTTCATATGTAACTTACCTATTGTCAGAAATTCACTATCACTTGGTACAATATAAGTTAAACTCAAATAATAAAAATCTACACCGTCTGAACTAGAGGGTTCCACCTCTACCTCAACATCAACAACACCTTCAGGCTTATGTATAGATACGATTTTTTTAATCATATCAACCATCTTATGTTGACGGTCTTTATTTTCCATTTCAACCAATAATGGTTTCATAGTCGTTTTTATTGATAAATATAATAAATAATGTTATATTTACGGAATTGTTTTATGGAAATCAGACCACCATCCAAAATTATAATCAAAAAAAGTCAAATACACGGATTCGGAGTATTTGCTTCAGAAGATATAATGGAAGGTGAATTAATAGAAGAATGCCCCTTGTATGTCCTGCCATTGGAGAAGGGTGAATCAAGTTCATGTTTAATCGATTATCGATTCAATTGGCCAAAACAGGAGGAATGGACAAACCAAGTTGTATCTTGGGGTTATGGATCATTATATAATCATTCAGAAAACGCAAACGCAGATTGGAGAGATAATATAGAAAATAAAACCTTTGAATTTTATGCCACAAAACATATATACTCTGGTGAAGAAATATTTGTTTATTACGGTGGTGTAGATTATTGGTCAGACGGTAGAATCCATACGAATATAAAATGAGTAATGAAACTTTAGAGTCAAAGGCGTTATCTATTTTAGAAACTTATGACGGAGCCAACAACTACATATTAGAATTAAAAAAAAGACTACAAAGGAATAAAAAATTCTATCCCACCCGAAGTCAATCAGAATACATTATAACCAACCACAATAAAGACCCAAAAGTGGCAAAAAAGTGGGTGATACTTGATGCCTACTTCGCACAAAAATTCGCAGATGACAAGTTCTTCACAGAAATACCAAAACAAATATGGGTTGAAAAGTTGTTGGCAGAAAAAGACAAGGCTTATCATATTTGGGGTAGATTTTTTGAACACGAAGAACTTTATGACATTTGGGTTCCCAAAGCATCTTTAATAAAAGACAATAGAGTTAAAGATGTTGTAATAGATTTTGGAAAATATTCCAATCGTCCACCTTTGGAACATCAAAAAGAGGCAATCCAAAAGTTGGTTGAAAACAAAAAATTTATATTGGCGGATGATATGGGTCTTGCAAAAACAGGGAGTAGTATTATTGCCGCGTTAGAAACGGGGGCTAAAAAGATTTTAATTGTATGTCCAGCAACATTGAAGATTAATTGGATGAGAGAAATCGGAATCTACACCGACAGATCAGTGTATATATGTGAAGGTAAAAATTTTAGTTCTGACGAAGATTTTGTTATCATAAATTATGATATTCTAAAAAATTTCCACGATGTCAAAGACAGAGAAAATTCTTTAATATTAAAATCAAATTTTGATTTAGTTATTGTGGATGAGGCTCATGCAATCAAGAATAGTCAGGCAGCGAGAACAAAGTTAATCAATGATATCGTAAAGGATATTGAAAGATTATGGTTATTGACTGGTACTCCAATGACTAGTCGT